GAGTGTTTATATGGAAGGGTACTATTACTAGTACAATTACAGCAAAGTCATATTATGCCAACTCCCAGAATTACATAGTACAAAAAAAAGCCCCTGCGTCAAATCTGACACAAGGGCTTTAGGTACATTATAACTACCTCACTTTACTATGGTTTATACGGCAACGAAACTAATCAATACGCCAAGCACAACCCATAATAAAGATACATACATTATTGCTTTCATATTTTCTACTCCGTTGTTATAAAAAATACTATAACTAAATAGAAAATATGTCAATTACAATTTAATGATCTGTAAGATTAGATATGAATAAATAAATACGTTTAAAATTATCAGTGATAGTTGAATTGTAGTCATGAGTTTAAGATTGTTATTGTTAAAAAGATTATTTCAATTATTATTATTGCTTCAATCACAGTACACCTAATAAAGTTAAACCAATAATTGAAACTAATATTAAAAATATATTAAAGACTAATAATTCATTACTCATTAAAGCCCCCTAAATCTTTTAACTCTTCTAAGTCCGCCCCGTCATCACTTAAATCATCACGGCTAAAGCCTAAGTAGTCTAAGAAATCATCTTCTTTTTGTTTGGTACTAATAGCTTGTTCTTTTTTTGTAGGTAGTTTTATTTCTTTTTTTTCTGTTTCGTTGCTCATGTTTTATATTCTCTTTTTAAATTGGTTAATAACTCATTACTATATGTAAAAATTGCATAGGTCAAATAAGTGTTGATTTTATTCGTTAATACATAAAAGCTATATTTTACGGGGGTTATTTAAGCATAATCAAATGAGTTGATTATTGTTAAAAAAGCTAGGTTTTATAGGGGTTATTTAAAAAAACGAATAAAACTGATAATAAGATTTGACAGTAATTTTTTTTATCTATATAAATTTATTATGATTAAAAATAAAAAAACAACAAATGAAAGTGAGAATAAAATGTTAGATAAACAATTAAACACAATGTTGACTAGTATTGGTAATAATACAATTCAAAACGAGGTTACATCTATGGGTATAGTTCAAAGAAATAATGAATTATTCCAAGGGGGCAATTTCAAATATAATAATGACAGTATCTATTCTATGCTAGGTATTAAAGCACCCAATCAAATATTAACTGAAACTAGGGGCTTTGATAGTGTTGATAGAATAAATAGTGAACGAAAAAGATTAGTTGATCGTATCATTTTACCTTTAGCAAATTTTAAAAATTTAGTTGAAAGTGAAAAAGAAAAAGCAACAAAGTTAGATAAGAAAAAAACTAAGGAAGCTAATAAGTCTAAACCCGAACCCGATCACACAATTAAAAAGTCTAATGACAGAATAATTGCTAATGCGATTAGAACAACAGCTAATAGAGTTATGTATCCGTCTTTATTTATAATGACCTTAGATAAATCGAATTATAAATTTGATAAAAAAGTTGTTAGCATAAATTTATTTTGTTTAAAAAATGAAATTGTTAAATCAATTTTTGGTTTGGATAATGACAATCTAAAAAAAGCAACAGATAGTAAAGTTTATTTTGTTGATTGTAATTTCAGTTTATTAGAGAAATTAACTCAAAAATATATGTTTAATATTTCTATTGATCGAAGCATTACAGCAACAGAACAAAGTGAGGATTTAGAAGCTATAACTGATGAAGCAACCTCGGGTGAATACACAACCGAAAAAGCTGACAAAATGATGAAATCAATTTGTTCACAATTAACTTACTTAGATGATCACAACGGCTTAGACGCTATTCTTAAAGTTGAGAACCATATTAGAACTTTAACTAATTATGGCGTTACACTTGAGGAAATAGTTGAAACTGCAAGAAAGCAATCCAAGGGGGGCGTAGTTAAAGACCTTTACGGCTCATGGGTTGTTGAAAATGCTACCTCAGTTGAATTAAAGGGTAATACAATCGAGGACTTAACAAAGTCATTTAATAAGCAATTTAAAATTGCAGTTTAATTAATAATAATAAACACCAAAGAACCCCCTTAATTGGGGGTTTTTTGTGCCTAAAATTAGCCTTAAAATTATTGAAAATAAAATTATATTAACCAATATAAAGGATATAAAAATGACAATCTCAAAAAAACACTTTATTGAAATTTCAAATATTATTAGAAATAATTATGAATTTACTAAGGAATTCACTAATAATAAATGGGAATTTAATCATACAATAAATACTAAAGTAATTAGTGATTTATCAGAATATTTTAGAACTATTAATGATAGATTTGATATGAGCAAATTTATTACTAATTCAGTTCCTAATAAAGATAGACATGAGGACACTAACAAACTTATTAATAAAATAGAAAGAGGGGGAAAGTAATATGAATAAAAAAGAAATAATTAAGCAAGGTATTGAATTATATAATAAGCATTACCCAAACGATAAACACACAACAGCAAAAGAAAAAACGGCATTTGTAAATTTCTTTATTGATTTACATAATTTACAAAATAAAAAATTTAATGATCTTATTGATGCCCATAGATTATTAAAAGCTGAAAACCAATTTAATAAAGATTGTGCTAATCAATATAAAAAATCAGCAAGGGTATTAAAGAGCAAGGTTAATACTTATGAAGCTGACATTGTTAAGCAGCATAATGAAAGCCCTGAAACAATTAATTTAATTCAGCAATCAATAAATAATACTAAATAATAATTAAGTTCCCTCTCAAGCCCCCTAGCTAATCACTGGGGGGTTTTTTTTTGTGCCTAAGTAAATCCTCAAGTAGTTTCCAAGGGGGGTTATAGTTACAAAAATTCACACCCCCTAAAGCTACACCAATCGGTAACCAAAATAAAACTAGGGAACCCCCTAGGGCAATCTAAAACTTGACACATAAAAAAACCTAGGGAACACACGGGTATGCAAGGGCCAGCCCCCCTCCCACTATATGTATATATGCCATTACCAGAAAATCTGGGGTATCCCTGTTAACCATTGGGGGGCAAGGGAATATTCTAGTAAATATACTAGGGAATACCCTAGGGGGGTAGCTGTAAAACCTACTGTAGTATATATATTAGACCCCCCTGGCAGTGCCTAATAACATTATACACACCATATCCACATTTGTCTATTGCTATAATGTCGCATATGAAATTTAACCTAAAAAAAACTTGACAAAATCGATAATCAGCACTATAATAGAACCTATGTATTATTCAAAGGACATATATACACGAGGATTCAATAGAACAAAAAGGGTCATCACGAATAATACACTAATTATGCTAGATCTAGACATAAACAAAGTAAAACAACTTCCTTTCAAGGAAATAATGGAGCTAATAAACGCAAAACATGGATTCTTCTATAACAAAAACTCAAAAGAGAAACTTAACAGATATGCAGGAGAAGTTCCTAGACGTACTATTTACAGAAGCACAAGGAAATCCACGAGAGGCAGCAAGGATAGCAGGTTATTCAGAGCATAGCTATCCGAAAGTTGTACGAAATTTAAAAAAAGAGATTACAGAGCTGGCGGAAACCCACTTATCAACCCACTCTGCTAAAGCTGCTACTAGGTTAACCTCCTTACTAGATGAAGACGGCACTACACCACAGGCAAGTATTCGTCTAGCAGCAGCGAATTCACTATTAGATAGAGTTGGTATCACAAAAAAAGACCAATTAGATATTAATATGAAAGCTCTACACGGAATATTTATACTACCACCAAAAGATGGAACCGATAAAGATAAAAAAGAAAGCTAGAACCATACCTTTTGGTTTTAAACAGGCAGAAGATCCACAATATCTAGAGCCTGTAACAGAAGAATTAAGTGCTCTTAGACAAGCAAGAGAATATTCAAAGACTTGTTCACTAAGAGAAACTGCCCAATGGCTACATAGAAAAACAGGAAGATACATATCACATGTCGGACTTAGAAAAAGACTTGCAAGAAATAACACCACCGAAACCGAAGAAAATAGTTCAACAGAAAGCCAAGAAGTCAGTTAAACAGATACTAGCTCGCACTCGTAAGAAAGTTGCAAAGGCAGAACAAACTCTACGTTCTGCTAAGATGTCAGCAGAAAATACCAAGAAGAAGTTGTTAACTATAGACAAAGCTCTAACTGGTAAAGAGACTCAATTACTTACCGAAGACATAATCGAGAGTGCACCTAAGAACGTACAAGAGCATGTGCAAAACCAAGAAGTTATCTTTAAGCCTAATTCAGGTCCACAGACACAATTTCTTGCAGCTTCTGAAAGAGAAGTTTTTTATGGTGGAGCACGAGGCGGTGGTAAATCATATGCGATGTTAGTAGACCCGCTTCGCTATTGTACATATGCAAATCACAGGGCACTCCTAGTGAGGAGGACAATGCCTGAGTTAAGAGACTTAATTCAAAAGTCTCAACTATTATACTCAAAAGCATTTCCTAATGCAAAATGGAGAGAACAAGAAAAAGAGTGGCGATTCCCATCAGGGGCAAAGATAGAGTTTGGTTACGCAGAGAACATGACAGACGTTTTACGTTACCAAGGTCAATCGTACACATGGATAGGAATAGACGAACTTCCACAATATCCTTCGCCAGATATATATAACTTTCTAAGATCTTCTTTAAGATCGGTAGATAAAGATATACCTGTTTATTTAAGAGCTACAGGTAATCCAGGAAATATTGGTTCCCAGTGGGTACGGGAGATGTTCGTAGAACCTGCAGAACCAAATACAGCTTTTGATGTAGGGGTAGATACACCTAATGGTAAAAAGTATATTACCAGAAGATTTATCCCAGCTAAGTTACAAGATAATCCTTATCTTATGCAGACTGATGATTATTATATCATGCTTGCATCTTTACCTGAAGTACAGCGTAAACAATTTTTAGATGGAGATTGGGATGCATATGAAGACTCAGCGTTTCCAGAATTTAATAAGACAACCCATGTGGTCGAACCTTTTGAGATACCTAGAGGCTGGTACAAGTTTCGTGCTGCTGACTGGGGTTATTCTTCTCCTGCTTGTGTTCTATGGTTTGCTGTTGATTACAATAACAATCTATGGATCTATAGAGAATTATATACAAAGAAAGTGACAGCAGATTATTTCGCAAGAAATGTATTGAGCCTAGAGCAGGGAGAACATATCCATTACGGGGTCTTAGACGCTAGTACATGGGCAAGAAGAGGTGATGTGGGCCCAAGCATTGCAGAGACAATGATACAGCAGGGATGCCGTTGGAGGCCCTCAGATAGATCACCTAAGAGTAGAATTAATGGTAAACTTGAGATCCATAAAAGATTAAGAGTTAATGATGAAGAACCAGGTATTAGAGTATTTAAAACCTGTAGAAATTTAGTAAGAACAATGAGTACACTACCTACAGATAGTAAGAATCCTGAAGATGTAGATACTCATGCAGAAGACCATGCATATGATGCATTAAGATATGGATGTATGAGCAGACCTACACATCCTAAATATGCAGATAGATTTAGAACATTTTTTAAACAGAATGACTTTCATGCTGCAGATGATAAATTTGGTTATTAATTATGAATAGAATTGCAAGACAGATACTACAATATATAAATAACACTAATAGAAAAACTAAACAACTTAGTCTTTCTAGAACTCTAAAGAAAGAAGTAGAGATTGGTGCTAATGGTACTCAAGGGTATACTATAAAACAAGGACTTAATAAAGGAAAAGTCATAAGTGCTTCTAAGTAGAAAAATACCAGAGATAAATAAAAAGAATTTTCCCTATGACTTAGTAGTTGCATATTGGGAGGATATTGTTGGATCATGTGAATGGTCTGATATACCAGATATAAAAAAAGCAAAGACTGCAATATGTTGTAGTTTTGGATGGCTTGTAGAACAGAATGAAAAGACTACAGTTATCATGGCAGATTTTATATTTGAAGATAGCGGATCTATAAAGCAGGGTGGTGGTCATACAGTGATACCTACCAAGAATATAATTAAGATTAAAAAAGTAAAAATATAACAGGAGACAGCAATGGAAACAAAATTTGATCCAAAAGCTAAAGTTAAACAAGGTCAGTTAAGTGATGGTCCAGAAGGCAAACAGCCTAATAGACCTCATAATAATATTGATTTTTCTCAACATGCACCTAGAAAATACCAAGAGTATGACTATGATCCAAATGTTCCAACTAAATCTGGATCAGAGCATGTGCAAGATTCTTTGTTTAAAATGGCAGATGAAAAAGACTATTAATGAGTCTTGGAGCTAAGAGTAATTATATACCTGTAGTTTATGCAGGCACTAAGAAAAAAAAGAAAAAGAAAAAAACTAAAAGGAGAAAACCCAAATGATGAAAAGATACATGGAAGGCGAGTTAGCACCTGATGCACCTAAAAAAGCAAATGATCCTCTAGAGTTCAGTGGTGGATACAGTGGACCTAAATTAGGACCAGATGTAGAAGGTAAAGCTAAAAAAGCTGGAAACAAAGTAGATCCTGCAATCTTTAGAATGGCTGAAGAAAGAGACTACTAATAAATATATTTAAATATGGAAGAAGAAGATAATAAAACTAATGGCGGTTACGAAGCCGAAGGTAATGCTTTAGTTGGTTATATCAGAGAAAGATTTCAACAAGCTGAGACATCTAAAGTCTACGATGAGAAAAGATGGTTAAAGGCTTATAGAAACTACAGAGGATTATACGGACCAGAAACTGCATTTCGTGAGAATGAAAAGTCCAGAGTATTTGTAAAAATTACTAAGACAAAAGTTCTTGCATCTTTTGGTCAGATAATAGAAGTATTATTTTCTCAAGGTAAATTTCCTTTAGGTGTGTCACCCACATCAGTACCAGAAGATATTTCTAGAAGAGCACATCTGGATCCAAAGAGTTCACAACAACCATCAGAAGATATGGAAAGTCCTTATGGATTTCCTGGAGATGGAGGGGCTATACCTCCTGGAGCTACAGTAAATGAATTAATGAAAAATCTAAATCAAGATTATGAAGATCTTGGTTTTAAAGATGGACCATCATATACAGGTTCTCCACAAATAGAACCCGCTAGAATGGCTGCAGAACAAATGCAAAAATTACTACATGATCAGCTTGAAGAAAGTAGAGCTATTACTATTATGCGTCATGTATTTTTTGAAATGGCATTAATGGGTACAGGTATTTTAAAAGGTCCATTTACTGATACAAAAGATTATCATGCATTTTCTACATCAGAAGATGAAGAAGGTAATGTAGAAAGAGTTCATGCAACAAAAACAAAAACTGTTCCTAGTATAGAAGCAGTATCATGTTGGGATTTTTATCCTGATCCAAATGCTACAACTATACATGATTGTGATTATGTAATTCAAAGACATTCATATAATAAATCACAGTTTGAAGATTTAGCAAATAAACCTATGTTTGATAGGGAAGCTGTTATGGAATGTTTAGAGATGGGACCTAATTATCAAACAAGAGGATTTGAATCTTCTTTGTATGATAGAGAAAAT